CCATCATTACTCCTCGTCGAAGAGTAAAGATCACGCCGTCTTCACAGAAGACGGTGCGCTCACCGACATAGTCGGTGATATAGTCGAGGTCTCCTCGACCAAATCCTTCCAGGAACCCTGAAAGGAGTACCTTCCCCACGCTGTGGGGAATGGCGTCAGTGGCCTCTTTGAGGTCACTCGAAAGGACACCCATGGTGTCCTCTAACTCGGAAATTCCGAGTCGCTCAAGCACATGAAGGCATTGCCATGCTTGATCACACCTCATCAAACAGCTATGCGCCGATGGGTGATACGCCAGGGCCTCTCTGAGGCCGTGGCTCACTGGCTGCTGTAATACAGCTAGCCACCAAGGTCCGGTGGTTACCATCCGGACCTTCCCACCAGGCTCTGATACAGCAGCCTGGCGTATAGGAATCGGGGTTCCCGATTCCTTTAATGACCGATAGCATTCATATGCCACGGCCATCACCATTCGACCAGTGGTCGAATCGCAACCGTTGCGCAATGCGCCACGGTCAATGATCTCTCGCTTTGCAAGAGACATCCATTCGGCTGTAGTTGGTTCAACTAGAACACCGAATGCAACCCACCTAGGACTCCCGGGTGGGAAATAGACCGTTCCCCATGGGTACGATCTTGATTCCTCCGTTGGAGGAATTTCACTCAAGAATTTCTTGAGGTCAAACAAGGCATCCGCAGCGCGACCGCCTTGTGCACACGGGACATCGATGGTGCCCGCGCCATTGAGAGAACAATGTCCTCTCAATTTATTGTTCCCTCTGATAGAGAGAACAATCCGACCAAGTCTCGCTGAGACTTGGCGAAGTTTCTCCAGAGACTCCGGAGAAACTTTGAATTCAGTAGACGTTGTCTTTCTGAATGTAAGCACGGCAGTTTGCCGTGCTTTGTCCCCGCCATTGGCGAGGTTACGCGTGGAGATAACATGGGCAATGTCCATGAAGTCCTCACGTTGCTTAGGCCCCTCGACGAGGAGCCTATGGAATTTCCCCTCAAAGAGGAGAAATCTGAAGCAGTTTCCCTTAAGGGAAACTACTTTGTCGGTCAAAGCATCGCTACTGACCGAAACGAAGTAGTTGACAAAGTCTTTCCACTTCGAGATGCAGTCTCCGATGGAGAATGCACTAACCGTCAGGACATTCCTGACGAATTTCGAAAGCACGGATCGTGCCTTCGGATCATTTTGATTGAACATTGTTCGATCAAAAAGCATTAGATTGTCTAATAGACTATCTAAGTTACGGAATATCTGAATCAGATTATTCCGTTTGCGTTCGGATAGGATTCCTGCAGTCCGAACGGATATCCCCCACGTTGTGGAGAGATATGAGCGGAGGCGTTGCCTCCACTTAGTAGCACCGAACGGGGAGAAACTCCCCGCAAGGCTGCTACCACCCCATTTTACTTCGTAAATGGGTCGCACCGGATTCTGTAATACAGAATCCGGCGAAAGGACGGGAACTAATAGTTTCCGTCCCCAAACCCCCCGATGGGGGGTTGCCCCGCTCATTGAGCGGGTTTGCCCACTCGATGAGTGGGTTGCGTGGGGATCCGATGGATCCCCACTACAATCCTGTTCACCAGCCGGGACCCGAG